ATTCTGGCAAAGATTCTTTTAGTTGCTCAACCCACATTAAATTGTATCTCCGCCCAATGGTCTATTGCAGGCACACAACTCTCCTGTTTGTAACGCATCAAGAATTCGTAGTGTCTCTTCTGGGCTTCTTCCAACATTAAGATTGTTTACAGTTACATGCTGAATGATATTTTCTGGGTCAACAATAAATGTAGCACGTAGTGCAACTCCATCATCAGTTAAGATACCTAGTTGTTCAGCAAGTCCAGTATAACTTTCTTCTGTTTCACTAAATACCCAGCCACGTACTTGATCTGCAAAAGACCATGAATTTGTCTTCTTCAAATCTTCATGAGCATTACGCCAAGCAAGTTTGCAAAACTCATTATCTGTTGATCCTGTAAGCAACACTGCATCACGATCATTAAAATCATTTACAAGCTTGTCATACGCAACAATTTCTGTTGGACAAACAAAAGTAAAATCTTTTGGATAAAACATAATAATCTTCCACTTTCCTGGGAACGATTCCTCAGACAAAGTTTCAAAGACATCATCAGCTGCATCTAGTCTTCCTGGCTTTACACCAACAACTCTAAATGGATCTAATTTGTATCCTACTGTTTTCATTTTTCTCCTTATATATAAGTGCCAGTCACGAAGTCCGTTTTTACGGAAGAATCAACTACTGGCTCTGTTCCCTAGATAAAAGTTTAATGGACACCTTCGACTGGTGCTACCCATAACTAGTACCCTTGTTGTTTTCGGGACAGTTGTACCTACCCTAAGTCGAACTCTGAATAGGCCTTGCTGGACCACCAGGGCTCGAACCTGGGACATTAGAGTTAACAGCTCTACGCTCTGCCAACTGAGCTATGGTCCAATACTGGTTAGCGGCGCAGCCAGTCTGCGTGTTGTTCCTACATAGTCGTATGATCTATACCTAAGTATTACAGGGACGGTTCTACCGCATGCGCCCCTGAAAGGAATCGAACCTCTGACGCAGGCCTTAGAAGAGCCTCGCTCTATCCGCTGAGCTACAAGGGCATCGCCTAAGTATACTTAATTGTTATCAAATTTGTCAATATCTTCGATAGGGATTATTCCTTTTTTTAAAGCTATCTCAAAACCTTCTGGGGTCAAATGAAACGTAGCCTCTAAATTTTCATCATATTCTACATCGAGTAGCCCGTCTTGATATAACTCAATTAAAGAATTATCTACATATTGCATATGAGACTCCCATAATTCTGGAGCAAGCTCTTTTGTCCTTATTTCATCTATCTCAAAAACAATTTCTCCATTTTCATCAAGCCCAGCTTCTCTTATCGCACCTATATCTAAGTAGTGCTGAAGTCTAGCTAAAAATACCTCATCATCTTCTTGCATGTGTTCTCCTTGTGCACCAGGTAGGACTTGAACCTACGACTACCCGATTATGAGTCGGGGGCTCTGACCAACTAAGCTACTGGTGCTTAGCTGGTAATTATACATTTGATTGATCCAATTTGTCAATGCTGTCTTCAACAATACTTTGAACATATTCAGAAAAATGTTTTCTTATGCTTCCTGGCGGTCTAGATCCAGACTCATTCCATATTCTTCTATATTCAATAATGTTGTCAAATGTCGTAGGGCAAACCTTTATGCCGTGGTACTCTTTTAGTCTGACTGGTAGCGGCACATGTTTTCCACAGCACTTACATTCTTTAGCCTTATCTTGGTATATACTCATAGTATCTGCATTCTTTCTATTGTGTCCAATGTATCTCTTAGGTCCTGAGGCATTCTTGGTGCACGAATCATATTCATCCTTATCTCTTCTTCTGGCTCTCTATTATACTTTATAGAATCATATGTATGAATTTCAACTTCTTTAAGTATATCATTTTTGCTCATGCTTATAGCATTATAAATTGCGCCACAAACAGCATCAGCCAAATCTTTGGACCCCTTTCTTGGGTGGTCAACTTTATCCCTCATTATTTTTAGCTGCAGCAATTCATCTATCAATAATTTAACATGAGGTCCGTGTAATCTTTCTTCTAACACAACCATTGCCATATCGTCATAATGTTTTTTCCCAACCGATAAAGTTTCTGTATTAATTCCATATTGTTTTAACTGTTGCATCATGTCATGAGAATTCCATCTATCAAATGTACATAGTCTGATATTAAATCCTCTAGTCCTTAAAGACAATATATAATCTTTTACTTCTGTGAAATCTACTGACTTATCTGGAGTGGGAGTCCAATACCTCACAGCATCTACCTCAACTATTGGGGCTGGCTGTGAGTAAGTATCTGTTACCTTGACATTAACCCACTTTTGAACGTGAGCTAAGGCAACGGCGCAATGGTCGTGCTTTTGAGCTAAGTCTACGTGTATAAAGTATTCTTTATCTGGATCTGCAGCAAACCAGTCTTGCAGCCTTCCAAAACTATCTATGGCTAAAGATAGATTACTAAATGCCTTTTCAATTTTTTCTCTAGATTTAAAAAACGCATCTACAGCTTCTGGTGGCATACATGCAAATCTTGATAATGCGTCTGGCATATTTTTATAAAACTCTACCTTAAAATTCTCTATTGTTTTAGTTGGATTGATTTCCCATGTAGGTCTTTTTAAAGCATACACTTTTGGTATTGTGTATGATATTATATGATCTTCTTCCCACTCAACAGTAACCTCATTACCTTCAGTGCCATCTGGTAGGTCCTCTTCCATTTTTAAAGTTTTACTTCTAATAATTGTTTCTTTTTCTGCTATGACAGAGTCATAAAATTTTTGAATTGGATCATTTTTAAAGCGTGGGAATGAAAGCAATATAACCTTACCATAGTCTGGAAAACGAGAAACAACAGATCCTCTATACATATCATAAATCGCATCAGCAGTTTTTGCTTGGTCGTGCCCAGTCGTATTCTCTGTAGCGAAGCCTGAAATTTCATCCAGAATAACAGCAATTACGTTATAGCCTTCGAAAGCTTCTCTTTCTGAGTGTCCAGAATAAACATTAACATTCTTTTCAAATCTGATTTCTGATGCCTTTGGATCATATTTACCAGCAAACCACGGGGACCTTTCGACTCTTGTTTTAAAGCCTTTGAAAAAAACATTGTTAGCTTGCTGTGCGTTAATAGCAATATTTATTATATCAATTGTATCTCCTGGAGGCTTTCCATAATATGTTGCTGGATCCTTAAGGCATAATAGTAAATATACTATATACGATACTGATATAGTTGAGCAGTAATCTTTACCGCTACCTTTTCCTAACTGAGCAATTACTTCGTTACATGTTTGTTTGTAGCGACGGACACCTTCTTCTTCTCCGAAAAGCTTGATTAGGGTTGACTCTTTATAGATCTGGCTGCTCTTCTCAATGAGTGTATACTGGTACTCCGATAATGGAGGGAGCCCAAGGTAATCTGGGCTAGTAACGAATGTTCGTAAATCGACTGGTCTTTCATCAAATTCCTCTCCGTCTAATATATCAATTAGATCATTAAAATTAAGATCCACTAGATTCCTCTGAATGAATTACAATTGGCTCAACTACTCCTGTTATTTGAGATAATCTTTTTGCTACTTCCATTTTGCATTTTGGACATCCAGCTGTAACATCTTTTAGTATGCCAACCAAAATTTCCTGCTTCTTTTCTGTTTCAGCTATTTGTGTTGCCAACTCCGCATTATCAAGCAGACCTACTTCCTGCAGCATTCCAATTCTTTTGCCTTCAATGTCTGCTATAAGCTTTAAGGATGTAGCCTTTACGTTTAATTGACCAGCCTGATCAGCATCCTCCACAGTCTTCCATGCCTCTTTGATAAGCATGGCGTAGTGTTGGTCTGCTCCAGAGACGGCTTCCTTTGCCCTATCACGAGCACCAGAATCGCTTTTAACGACCTCTTTCCACTCATCTATATACTCTAAGACCTCTGCTCTTTTAAAACCTGTTAGAGTGGCTATCTGGGTTGGGTTGTTGCCCTTGAGTAGCTCTTCGACTACCCTATTCATTCGATCAAAATGATCTGCTAATTCGATATCCATATATATTTATTATACCATCTTAGTTGACTAAAATCAGACAGATTTAGATTTTGCTATCTTTAATAATACTAAATAGCCAATTAAATCATCAATATCATTGTCTCCAGGGTAATCTGTGCCCTTCATAAGCCTATTTAATTTATCATCAATACGAACATGTAGCTGCTCTCTTGGACCCGCCTTTGAAAATATACGCACAGGGTCAAGAGCTGAATTTCCATAAGCAATATTCTTTTTGACCAACATATGTGCAATTTCGTGGCAGGTCTCAAGGATCTCTTTACCAGCCTCTGTGCCTACTGTAAGTAAATATAAATCCTGACAATTAAAACCTTTTGAATCTGGAAATACTGGCTCTAAACTCATTTGATAAATCCATTATCCTTTAATGCTCTATATATGGTCATAACGGTTACACCACACTCTTTAGCAATTTCTTCCATACTCTTTCTTTGAACCACATATCTTCTATGTAGCCAATCTTTACTTTTATATAGCTTCATCTGGTGACTTTCTTACAGCAGTAATAATAGCCTTAGTTCCTTCCCACCTTACTCTACCCTTACATCCAACGTTGTATTTAGTATCTCCTTCATATTCAGAAGAAATGGCATATGCATATCCGTGAACTTCAAAATCGCTAGCTAAACTCTGATTGCCATTAATAAATATTCTCCATACTAATGGATCCCCTTGCTCTGCCTTTGTATTAAATCTTAATATGATTTCATCATATGGCTTCATCCATCTATCTTTTACAATATGCAATATATATTTAATCTTTTTCATATACCCATCTCCTTACGCTTTTGAGTAGCTGAGATTGCATGAATATCTGCCCCTAAATCTACTTGCTCAATTTTATATCCCACATCACGACCATAGACAATGTTAGTAATGTTTGGTAATCTTAATACCATCGCTCCATCTATAAATTCATCTTTAGCGATATATCCCTTAACCTCATTAAATGTTAGTGGATCTTTTTCGCTTGTATTATAAGTATTACGAACTCCTAGCAACACTTGATCAGTTCTTTTGCCAGCTTCCTTGTAAAGGGCATGGTGTCCCTCATGCCAAGGCTGATACCTTCCAAGCATAAGTGTAGTTGGAGCAGACCAATCGTGCAGCCCATAGTATTCAATAACTGATGTTGCTTTTTCATCAGGATCTTTACTGTGGTCTAAAAACATTATGTCATAAGAGGAAGGATCCTGAAACATCTTATTTGTATCCTCAAATCTTCCTTCTTCAATTGTATTCATCCAAATAAGGATGTCTGGTTGTCCAAACGCTGAACGAGTTAATTCTGTAGGACATACAAAGTCTACAATTACTGGAGCGACTCCCTGCTTAGCAATTAGTCTTGCCATTTCTCCCATGCGACGAGCCTGCTCAATTCTATCTTCGTGAGTAAACCCTAAATCTGAATTAACTGTTGCACGAACCTCATCTGCATTTAAATGTATTGCATTAATACGTTCTTTTAGAGCTTTTGCCAGCTCTGTCTTTCCAGATCCTGGAAGCCCAATAATTTGGATAATCATCTTTTTGTTAAAACCTCATTCGCATAATAAGCAATTCCAAATGAATCTGCTACATCAAAATCATTTAGGCTAACGCCATATTTTTTATTAAAGTAATCTACTGTACGCTGCTTTCTAATTTCCCGCATCTTTGCCTTATACCAAGATTCAGCATATCCAGGATTTTCAATCCTAAGTCTGTCTTTCTCAGCTTTTGTTGGGTTCTTATTTCCAATATGAGCCTGCCAAGATGAAGGAGATATAGTGATAACACTAGCGCCACTAGACATAAGCTCAGCGATAACGACACCATATACATAAGATAATTTTATCACAGCATCTGCA